CTGTTCAAATTCAAGGCGTATCTTCTGGTAGCACAGCAACCGATACTCTTCAAGTATTAGATTCTGATGCAGTTTATACTATATCTGTTAATAACACTACACCGACCGAAGGCAATACGCTTACTTTTACAATCGGAGGAACAGATTGGAGTCAATCGCCGATTTATTTACAGTTCGTACCCGTCGTAGGTGCGATATCAACAGCAGATTTCACAAATCCTTCCGCCGGATCTGTAGCTCCTATTAGCGCTAAGCAAGCAATTACAACTTCTGGAAACCCTGCTTCGGCATCATACACGATTGATCTTGTAGATGACGCTGTTACAGAAACAGAAAGTTTTACTGCTAAATTATATACTAGTTCTGGTTCTTCTACTCCTGTTGCAACTACGCCTACGATTACTATAAACGATGGAGTAGCAATACAAACGAGCGATGGTTATGTTATGTTTTTACCAGGAACCACTAGTGTATCAACTACTTCATCTGGAATTACTTCGGTACTTGATTTTAACGCTGATGGCACGTTTGTAGTAGGATTTCCAAGCGCTCCTACAACAGGTCAGACAGAAGCATACGCTCCTCCTGAAGACCTAATGGGTCCGTGGGAAGGTCGTTGGTGCACTGGATCATTTGGAAGTCAATACCAGATAAACGTTTCGGCGATTGCTTCCGGTGAAGCGCGTTTTGATACGGGTATAGGAACAGGAAATAACGATTCTTTTAGTACTTGGCTTGGTTTAAATACTGATCGAGAATTTACCGCTGCTCTCTCAGCAACCGATAGTTTTCAAGAAAACGGGTCAGTCTCATATGAAATCCACATCAAAACCTGGGATGGCACTGGGGGCAATTTAGGTGCTGGCACTACTGTTATGCAAAAAACATATAACGTCAATCTTGAAGCTAGGAGAGGATCATAATGGCAGTTGAATTTATAAGTTATCTCGGAGGCGACTATGGTAGCGGATCCAGTTTTCTTCCTTTCCACTCGACTGGCGTTGATCATCAATTAGGAATAGTTTTCCATGGCAGCTCTGGCGCTGGTAATAACCTTAGTGAGACTACAGATCAGAATGCTGTTGCAAGAGAAAGAGGAACCTGGAGATACGAAAAATCTACTCCTAATCCCTCCTTTAACGATTTAGATGAAATTCAAGATAACTATGTTAAAAATCCGATGATAGATTCTTTGAATTTTGATAACATTTGGATATATGCAGAAGAAATCGCTACACCTGCTGCCGAATCACCCCTCCAAGGCGGCAACAGCGGATGGGATGTTAATAATGCTGGGTTGGACCAATGGATCTCAATGGGCGCTCAGACCCGCTCTTGGACATTTAGTAGAAGCGCTGCAAATACCTCGTCCGAGGTTTACATCGGCACTTTAAAATTTTATTTCGTAGAAAGCGTCTCAACACCGACAACAGATCCTTCAACAGGAGTTACGAATGAGACTTATTTCGGACAAGTTCAATTGACGTTAGGAGCATTAGTATAATGAAACATAACGACAAAGATACGCCCGAAGATAAAGTAGATTACGATTATGATTACTCTCGTTCGACTTATTACGAACTCATAGAGAAAGGAAAAGAATCGCTTGACCTTATGATTGAGGTTGCGCGTGAATCAGAACACCCTCGTGCTTTCGAAGTTTTAGCAGGTATGGTAAAAAACATATCTGATGTGAATGACAGGTTGATGGATCTGAATAAGAAACAAAAAGAAATGAAAGCGCCTGGCAAAAACGAAGCAAAACAAATTACAAATAATAATGTGTTTTTAGGAAGCACAACTGATCTACAAAAATTATTACGTAATGAGGAAAAGGTGATTGATGCAGACAGCGTCGAGAATGATTAATGTAAACGAAACTTATCTTGGAAATATAAATGTTAAACGCGATGGTATCGTACAAGAATGGTCTCAAGAGCAAGTTCAAGAGTATGCAAAATGCATGGGGTCTCCCGAATATTTTGCGAGAGAATATATTAAAATCATCTCTTTGGACAAAGGACTTGTTCCATTTAGTCTTTACGACTATCAGAAAAACATGTTCAAACATTTCAACGATAATCGTTTTAGCATCGTACTTGCTTGTCGACAATCTGGTAAATCGATATCTTCGGTTGCATACTTACTCTGGTACGCTATATTCAATTCCGAAAAAACAATCGCCATATTGGCGAATAAAGGATCTACTTCCAGAGAAATGCTCGCGCGTATTACTCTTATGTTGGAAAACCTTCCATTTTTCTTGCAACCAGGTTGTAAAACTCTTAATAAAGGTTCCATCGAGTTTTCTAATAATTCTAGGATTGTTGCTGCTGCTACCAGCGGTTCTTCTATTCGGGGTATGTCTGTTAATCTCCTCTATCTCGATGAGTTTGCTTTTGTTGAGCGAGCAGCTGAATTCTACACTTCAACGTATCCTGTTATCTCCTCAGGAGTAGACACTAAAGTAATTATTACCTCTACTGCCAATGGTATTGGAAACACTTTTCATAAAATATGGGAAGGCGCTGTTCAACAAACAAACGAATACAAATCTTTTAGAGTAGACTGGTGGGACGTTCCTGGAAGAGACGAGAAATGGAAACTAGAAACTGTAAACAATACCTCTCAATTACAGTTTGATCAAGAATTCGGTAACACGTTTTTTGGTACAGGCAATACTCTAATAAACGCTGAAACACTCCTTTCCTTGCGGGCAGGAGTGCCCCAGCGGGTCTTAGAGGGCGGTCTTTTGTTAGTTTACAAAGAACCTTGCGCAAAGCACGAGTACATCATGACCGTAGATGTCTCGAAAGGAAGAGGTCAGGATTACTCTACGTTCAATGTCATAGACATTACGACACGCCCTTTTGAGCAAGTGGCAGTGTATCGGAATAACAATATATCTCCAATACTCTTCCCTAATATTATCTATAAGTATGCTACTGTTTACAATCAAGCATATGTGATTATTGAAGCAAACGATCAGGGATCATTAACTTGCGCTGGGTTGTATTACGATTTAGAATATGAGAATACGCACGTTTCTTCTGCTATTAAATCTTCTCATATTGGCGTTGAAATGAACAAACGAGTTAAAAGAATTGGGTGTTCTGGGATAAAAGATATCCTAGAAGAAAATAAAATGACTATTCATGATGAAGAAACTATATTAGAAATATCAACATTTGTCGCTTCTGGTTCTTCGTATGAAGCGAGTCAAGGCAATCATGATGATTTAATGATGAACCTTGTTATGTTTGGTTACTATGCTATGACAGAACAATTTATTAATATGACAGACGTTAACATAAAAGAAACGTTGTATAAAGAAAAGATGAAAGCGATTGAAGATGACGTAGTTCCTTTTGGTTTTGTTGATGATGGTTCAGAATTTATTGAACACATAGTTACTCGAGAAGAAATGGAACGTTTAGAATGGTCTTTGCCTATTTTAGAACAAGAACTTGATTTTTATAAATAAATACAATTGAGATTTATACCGTATTATGTTTTCAGATAAGCAAATGACAAAAGGAAACGACTATGGCAACCATACCAAGTGAGTCTCCCAACATTCTAGTCAAAGAAATTGACTTAACTGGGCAGGTACCAGGAGTCACTACTAGCACTGGAGCGTTCGTAGGAGAATATTCATGGGGTCCAACAAATACTCCTGTTCTAGTTGGTAATGAAGCGCAACTAGCAGAAACGTTTGGTGCGCCCGGATTAGATTCAGCAGTATCTAGTAGAGATTTTTTAACCGGAGCATATTTTCTAAAATATTCTGGCAGTTTATACAATGTTAGAGGAGTAGGAGCAGGCGCTACAAATTCGACTAATGCTGGATCGGCACAACTAATCGAAAATAGAACAGACTGGGAAACTGACGAACCCACTACTGGCGATTTTCATGCTAAATACCCAGGAAGTGTTGGTAACTCATTAGCAATTAAAGTTTGTTCAGGATCGTCAAACTTTGCCACATTTAATGCTGGAGTAGATTCTGCATTTGATGGACAACCAGAATCTTCTGTGTTTGTAAAACAATCGCAAGGCGTTACGACAAATACTATTTTTGACGAAATGCATATTGCGGTTGTTGATAGTGGCGGTGTGTTTACTGGGTCTCCTGGCACTGTTCTGGAAACATTTCCTTTTGTCTCTGCAGCAAACGACGCTAAAGCGCCAGATGGCAGCACAAATTATGCAAAAGATGTAATTAACGCTGCTTCCGAATATGTTTGGTGTCGTACTATTACTGGCGTTACTGGATTTGGCGAAACTTCCACAAATATCGTTGGTTCAAATACCGACGCTAATACAAGTTTTGCATTGGGATCTGGATTAACCGGAACATATAGCGCGTCTTCGGTTCAATCTGGTTACGACGAATTTAATGACGGAGATAATATTCAGGTAGATTTTTTAATTACGCCTGGACAAGATACTACGGCGGACGTAACGACAGTAGCGAATGACCTTATTTCTATAGCAGAAGGTCCGTCTAGAAGAGATTGTGTTGTAACTGTTTCTCCAGGGTTAGATGATTGCGTTTCTCTTTCTCCTGCCGCTGCTACAAATGCAGTCAATCTTTGCGCTAACACTGTAACTCGAAGCAACTATACAATCTTCGATAATAACTGGTTGAAGGTTTATGACAAGTATCGCGATCAATATGTTTATATTCCAGCATCTTCTTCAACAGCAGGATTAATGGCTGCAGGCGATTTAACTGCAGATCCATGGTTCTCTCCTGCTGGTCAGAGGAGAGGAAGATATTTGGGTGTGACTGCTTTAGCATATAACGCTGATCGAGTTGGAAGAGATTTGTTGTATAAAAACGGTGTTAACCCAATTGTTAATCTACCTGGGCAAGGCGTTTTGCTTTATGGAGATAAAACGTTCCAGAACAGACCTTCTGCGTTCGATCGAATTAATGTTCGAAGATTGTTTTTAACAATTGAAAGAGCGATTAAAGGCGCAGCACAAAACGTGCTGTTTGAACTTAACGATGAATTTACTCGTGCTGAATTTGTCAACGTTGTAGAACCTTTCTTAAGAGAAGTTAAAGGAAGGCGAGGCATTACAGATTTCAGAGTTGTTTGTGACGAAACGAATAACACGCCATCTGTAATTGACGCAAACAGATTTGTTGCTAGTATCTTCATTAAACCTGCACGTTCCATCAACTACATCACTCTTAACTTTGTTGCTGTAAGAAGCGGAGTTGAGTTTGAAGAAGTAGTCGGCACAGTTTAAGGAGAACATAAATGGCAATTTTAGGAGTCGACGACTTTAAAGCAAAACTACGCGGTGGTGGCGCTCGTGCAAATTTATTCAAAGCAACGTTAAATTTCCCTCAGTACGCTGGGGGAGATGTTGAACTTTCTTCGTTTATGTGTCGAGCAGCACAACTTCCGGAATCAACGACTAATATCATCAACATTCCTTTTCGTGGTAGAGAGTTAAAAATCGCAGGCGATAGAACGTTTGCCGATTGGAACGTTACTATCATGAACGACACTGATTTTAGTGTAAGAGACGCGATGGAAAGGTGGTTGAATGGAATTAATGCGCATAGTGCTAATACTGGATTAGTAAATCCCGTAGACTATCAAGCGGATCTTATCGTAGAACAACTTGATCGCGATGAGTCTGTGGTTAAAAGATATGATTTCCGAGGAGCGTTTCCTATTTCGGTGGGTCAGGTTCAGTTAGATTATGCGCAGGTGGGAGAAATTGAAACTTTTGATGTAGTATTTGCAGTACAGTACTGGGAAAGTAACACCACATCATAAGCTCTAAATAACGGGGGAGAGATCCCCCGTTTAATTTTTTAGGAATATTCATGGCAGACGATAACGTACTCAAATTATTTGGTTTTGAAATTAAAAGACCGTCTAAAGAAAAGGCAGGGGACAAATCGTTACGTTCTGTCGTGCCTCCTACTGACGACGATGGTGCAGGATATGTAACTGCTGCTGCTGGTCATTATGGCCAGTATATTAATATGGACGGTGATCAATCAAAAGATAATCATCAACTTATTATGCGTTATCGTGGCGTCTCTATGAATCCTGAAGTTGATATGGCAATTGAAGAAATTGTAAACGAAACAATATCTGCTTCAGAACTTAGAAGTTCCGTTGAAATATCTTTAGAAGACGTTGAAACTACCAATAGAATTAAAAAACTTATATCAGAAGAATTTGACAATGTTATAGCAATGTTGAAATTTAACGAACTTGGGCATGATATTTTTAGGTCATGGTATGTAGACGGAAGAATTTATTATCACCTTATGGTTAACGAATCTAACCTTAAGGCAGGAATTCAAGAAATACGAAATATTGATTCTTCTAAAATGCGAAAAGTTAAACAGGTAAAATATAAAAAAGATCCTAAGACTAATGCTAAAATAGTAGATCATATAGACGAGTTTTATATTTACGAAGAAAGACCTGGTTCTATGACCAGCGCAGTTAAATTTTCAGTAGATGCTATTCAGTATACCACTTCTGGTATGCTCGACGAAACTAAAAAGAAAGTCGTATCTCATTTACACAAGTCACTAAAAGCAATTAATCAGTTGCGTATGATGGAAGACTCTCTGGTCATCTATCGTCTCGCGCGTGCACCAGAAAGGCGTATCTTTTATATTGATGTAGGTAACTTGCCTCGTGGTAAGTCTGAACAATATATGAAAGATATTATGGCTAAGTATCGTAACAAATTGGTATACGACGCGAACACTGGCGAACTTAAAGATGATCGCAAACATATGTCGATGCTTGAAGATTTCTGGTTACCACGTCGAGAAGGTGGTCGCGGTACAGAAATTTCTACTCTTCCTGGTGGCGATAACCTTGGTCAGATTGACGATATCATTTATTTCCAAAAGAGATTATATCGTGCATTGAATGTTCCTGTCAATCGTTTGGAACAAGAAGCGCAGTTTTCTTTAGGAAGGTCTGCAGAAATTAGTCGAGACGAAGTTAAGTTTCAAAAGTTTATTGATAGATTGCGTCGGCGCTTTTCACAAGTATTTCTTGGTATTCTTAAAAAACAACTTATCTTAAAAGGCGTTTGTACTGAACAGGATTGGAACAACTGGAAAAATGATATCGTCGTTGATTTCGTAAAAGATAATCATTTTTCAGAATTAAAAGAAGCAGAAATTCTTAGAGATAGGTTGGGACTGTTAGCAGAAGCAGAACCTTTTGTCGGTCAATATGTTTCTAAAGAATGGATTTGGAGAAATGTTTTACGATTATCTGCCGAAGACATTGAAGAAGTTAAAACCCAAATTGATGGCGAAATTGATGCGGGAGAAGTTCCAGATCCTATGGAACCAGAACCAGAACCAGAACCAGAAGAAGAAGAACCGAAACCCGAACCGCCTAAAACGCCGCCACAACAAGTTCATATTAATGTTAATGGCGGTAAACCCGAATCTAAGAAAAATAAAAAAGAACAATATGTACCCTCCCAAGAAGATGAATTGGTTGAAGAGTTGACGAGGTATATGGCAAAAGCAAATGAGCAAGATTGATACTATTTCTACTGCGTTTTCAGTTGTTCATACGCAGAAAGAAATAAAAAAGTTAGAGGACAGAATATTTGATGTCCTAGAAGAAGTTCAAACTATTCAAGGTCCGATGGGTCCACAGGGTCTCAAAGGTGATAAAGGCGTCAAAGGAAACAAAGGTGACAAAGGTGACCAAGGTATCAAAGGAGACACAGGAGATACTGGACTTCGTGGCGAAAAAGGTGAGACAGGTCCGCAAGGAGAACGCGGCGCGGATGGACAAAACGGCGCTCAGGGCGAACGCGGTGAAAGGGGTGAACAAGGCATTCCCGGAACTGCTGGCGAATCTGGATTAAAAGGAGAGAAAGGTGATACAGGAAAGACCGGATCCAAAGGAGACACTGGAAAAACTGGTGACAGGGGCGAAACTGGCGCTCAAGGCGATGCTGGTCGAACGGGAGACATGGGGTTACAAGGTGTCCAAGGGATACAAGGGAAACCTGGACCATCTGGACCGCCCGGACCACGTGGACCGCAAGGAGAAGTAGGTCCGCAGGGATTGACTGGTGAAAAAGGGGATCAAGGGGATCCTGGGGTCGCACCAGATTATAGAGAAGATTTTGAAGCAGCGTTAAAACAATTAAATGAACGCGCTTCAGAAAATCAGTCTACTATCAACAAAAATGTTGAACGACAACTGCAAAGATTGAGTTCTATGACATCTACGAGCGGTGGCATATCTCATGTGATGCAAGCGTCAGATGTTAAAAGTGTTAGATTAAAAAACATTGTTGTTGATAGTATATTGGTTTTTGATCCAACAAGAAAACAATTTGTTGTGCAGTCGTTTATTGATGTACTAGACAGAATAAAGGCAGACTTAGAAGTGCAGTATAACAGACTTATTGATACCGTTGATCATTTTATTTACATTGGTGAAGCACTTCCTGGATCTGCAACTTCTGACGCTAAATGGAGAATTAAAAGAGTCGATCAACAAGCAGGAGATGATTATACTATTATTTGGGCAGAAGGTAGCGCTGATTTTGATAAAATTTGGGATGATAGATTGACACTAACATACGATTAATTATAAATAAAAACATTAATCAATATCGTTTATCGGAGAAATTTAAATGGCAATTATCACAGATCCTGATAATTTATTAGACGCTGGGGTCGACTCAGCGCAAAATATTTTTATCGACACTGCTTCAAGAACAATTAAAATAAGAAATAATTCTGCTGCTCCATCTGGACCAGAATTAAATAATGATGGTGTAACACACCAAGCATTATACTCGTTCTTAAAAGAAGAATGGAAAAACGACACTAAGTCTAAAGACCTTATTGCCTATCCGTTTCCTCTAATCGCCATTACTCCCGAACAGTTCGAGTGGCGGTTTGGTTGGTCTCCTGCTGACGATTCGTCACGATCACTGTTACGTACTGGTGGTTGGAGAGAATTTGATATTGACAACAGCACACAGTTAAGAGAATTCATTGGTACGATTTCTCTAGGCAATATTCAGGGTACTCCGACTCAGGGTGATGCTGCTACTGTTGTACAACACAAAGTATATTATGCGTTTTTTGATTCTGCTGATGGAACATCAAGCGCTGGTCCTTTCGATTACGATTATGCTGGAGAAGTCAATCAAGCAGTTGAAACCTATCGAGATTTGAATGGTGATGGTACTCCCGACTTTGATCGTCGCGGCGATATTTTACGATTGTTTACTCGTTCACAACCTTATACTGGACCAAACGCAGATCAACAGTCTAAAGCATGGACTTTTGATCAAACTGATACAACAGATATTGGTTTGGCGGCAGGCACAACCCTTCCTTTTAATACTCAAAGATTCCCGTTGGTCGAAGGCGAAGACTTAAACGTAAAAGACAGAGATGGTGCTAGTATTACTGATGCTGTTATTGCTGCAGGGTTGGGCGCAGGACAAAAATATGCAAACGCTGGCGGTCCTACTATCGATTACCGTGCTGCTGATGTTGCATCAAGCACTTTAGGGTACTCAGAAGATCTTCTGAGTGGTCCTTTCAATTTTGGTAATATTATTGACGCGACCTCTCCAACAGTTACGCAATTATCTAACTCTGAACTGTATAGTTGGGTTCAATATAAATTGCGTCAAGATTCTGACATTGAATTTGCTGGTGGTACGGTTAAGAATGGTAAATTACAGGATGAATTATTGGCGTTTGTTGGACCTACTTTGACCACAAAATTGGCGACTAACCTCGATCAATCTGGTTCTAAGCGTGGTACAGCGGTTACTAATATTCGTTCTGCTGATATTAACAACACGCAGTTACGAGATACTGTTAATAATGCATTACAATCGTTTCCTTTCTCGGCGTCTGTTAAAGTCACTTTCTCAAATGATATACTTGCTGATAGTGATAACGCAAAAGCAACTGTATTTTATGACTACACGCGAGAATATACAGGCACCAACATTATTATAGCAGACGCTGGTGCTGCTGCTGGTGACGCTACTAAAGATAGTTGTAACATTACATTAACTGGATTTAGTACTACGCCGCTTCTTAGGGTTGGAACTCCAAACGGTCTCAATACTATTAGTAATCAAGCAGAGGACGCATATTTTAAAATAACTGGCGATGCTACTAATGCAGACAATAATGTTATTTTCGGTGTTACTTCGATATTCGATTCTGTTAGTTTTGCTGCGATTACTTTAGACGACACTCCCACTATTGTAAACGTTCCTGGAGGAATTTCAGGAGGGACTATCAGAACACACCCAATTAATAGTCCTGCTTCGTTAAAAGTTGACTCAGCAGGTACTGCTGTTGAAAATACAGGCGGCGTTGTTTCGTTACTTGCAACTCCTCCGTTATATAACGGACCAGAAAACACTGTTAATTCCTTAGATGAACTTGTATTTTCATACTCTTACGATAATAACTCTCAAAAAGATCGCGTAGCGAGTACTGATGTTGCAATTAATGTTCGCGCGATAGGGTTAAATTCTGGTCAGTGGGTACAACAAACCGCGAGTATCACACGTGTTAACGAAATTCCGGTGTCAGTAATTTCTGCTGTTGAAAGAAACTACAATAATCCAACGTAATATAAATATGTTATATGGGGGCATTACGCCCCCCATTGATTTCCGGAGAATATTATGAAAATTACACTCGCTCAGGCATCTGAGATTTTAAGTCGTTCTGAAGATGAAGTTTTATTCATCGCAAACAGTGAGGGGCGACTACCTATCACATTGGTATCCGACCAAGAACTCACATATAATAAAGACGGCACTATATCATTTAACGATGATGTAGAGCATACCACGCCCGAATGGATTTTCGAATTAGAAGATGTATTGGCGTTTAAAAAAGACATGGACGAAGGTCTCGTTGGGACCGTCGAAAAACTATTAGAGAGTTAAATGGCCGTACAAGTACTTGACACAAGAAACACCATCGACGCCGCCGATGCATTGACCAACTGGAACTTTTCAGTTAACAACAACGCACGTGATCTTTTTACGGCTGATCCCGATCCAATCGAAGCAACTGGGCACATTGGTATCGCGGTATCAACAGCAACCGAAGAAGGGTACTTCAACGGTACTATACCTAACAGTGGAGATTTATCGAATACGCTTCTTTATATCTGGGGTCTTTCACAGGGCATTATGGACACCGAAGTAAACGGTGGTGTTCAAATTGTTTTAGGTGATGGTACTAACCGAAGAGGATATCACGTTGGTGGCTCAAATGTGTCTAGTTTTCGACATCCTACAGATAACCCAAATTATGAGTGTCACGTATTAGACACGTCTAATCTTCCTACTGCAATAACTAACTTTCAGGGAGCGGGTGCACCAACACTTACCACAATTACTGAAGTAGGGCTTGCATTCAAAACGCTACAGGACGCAAAAGGTGGTACTGAAAACTGCTTTATCGATATCATGCGTTTCGGTACAGATGGCATAGAACTTACATCACAGACACTTGGTCAAATAATACGATTTGACAGTGTGGCGGCATACGACAGGAGCGGGATTACAGGCAGGGCCAACGGCGCTATAAGAGAAATTGGTGACGGCGTTTTTTCTGCTCAAGCGAAAATAACGTTTGGCACTCTAGGCGATACTGTTGGTAGAAATTGTGATTTCTTGACAAAAAACGAAACGTTTTTGTGGGAATCAAGAGGGTTGTCTACGGATACTCGTTATGGTTTCGAAGTAAGAAAACGCGGCGGGGTCGGCGGAACTCCCGGCCGAGCCTCGTTTATTGCGGGTAATCGTGTGAGTCAAGGTGTTGGCAATCAGGGCACTACATTTATTGCCAACTCAGCGTCTAATGCAAAGGCAAACTTTATTGCATCACAAATCAACCTCGACTCTGTTGGTATATACGGCTGTGTGTTTAGAGATTGGGAAGAATTTGTATTTCGAGGCGATGATAGTGCCGCAGTCGATACGGAAATATTTCAAACAGATTTTATTCAATGCGGCAATGTTGATTTAGGTCGTATTGAAGCACGTAATTGTGGTTTCTTTTCTACTAAGGCTACGGGAACTACAACAGCCGCGGCAACATTTAACGACACAACTAATATGAGTGGTTTGTTCTTTTCTTCGGGAGGGGCAGGGCACGGGATTAACATCGACTCTGCTACTGCGAACCAAGAATTTACGTTTAGTAATTTCACATATAGTGGTTATGCGGCAACAACAGGAAACACAGGAAACGAAGCATTAATTAATCTTTCAGGCGAACCTATTACAGTTCTCGTATCCGGTGGCGATGTTCCTACAGTCGATTCTGATGGTGTGCGTGGTCAAGTCACAGTTGTTAACAACATTACGACTACTATTTCCAGCGTTCTAGGCAATAGCGAAATCAAAGTGTTACCAACTGCTGGGTCACCATACTCAGGCAACACTCTTTCAGATTTCGCAAGTCCAATTGCTACTGAAACTGTTAGTGCAGACACAAACAGTGGTGACGGTGGTTCTAATTACATTGGTTACTCCAACAACGGTGGTTTTGTTCAAATTGATGCCAACGGAACAAATGTTTTTAGTAATTTTCCCGGCGTACTTCAAGACACAAATTCAACAAATCCAAGAGCGTTAGCGGCAGGAGACACTGTGCGTGTTCTTATCAGAAACGATGCCGACAACCCATCATTACAATTATTTGATACGTTTGTGGTATCGGGTACACCAAGTGCATCAACTATATTGACAACGACTTCATTTAGTGGATTTACCTCAGCATTTGGCACAACATTAAATAGTGCGAACAGTAAAACAGTCACCGTCGAAAAGGTTGATGCAAGATATCAATTCAGTGTTGCGAATGGAACGCAAATAGACTTCTTAACATATCGAATCGGTAGTGATTCTATTTTAACAACTGGACAGACAATTACTAGTGCTAACAGTTCGTTTCCTCTCTCACAAGTCGGTGACAGAAACTATAAGAACCCAGCATAAAAACCATATAAATAGAACTATTAACAAAGAATTTAACAGGATCTAAAAATGTCAGGCGAAAAGAAATTTACTAGGATACCACCGGAGAGTACTGGCGACCGTGTGTACATGGTACATACTGCCGAGATTGGGTTCAAGGACTTCAACGTTGTTCCTGCGGGTTCTACTGATCATGTGTGGAAAACAGGAGAATTGTACGACATCTCTGGTTTCGGAGGTAATGGCAAGGTTCATGTCCATGGAGATTATGTCAATGGCGAAACAGGTCTTCTGGCGGTTCACTATAACAAAACTGCCAAGTTTGAAAATTTAGTTCCTGCTGTTGATGCTGTCATATCATACAAAGGGACAGATATTGCAATAGTAACTAATGCTTATGATGTATACATTCCTACTCAAAACATTATGGGGTTTGATAACCCAGAATTTGGTCTTGATATTGATCGCTTCGGCTCTGCTCAAATTACTTTTGGTGAAGGTGCTCCAGAGATTAATGGTTTTGGTGCGTTACGTATCGCAAACTCAAGGGTAATCGCACAGTATAACTTTTCGCAAAGTGCTTTGCCTGACCAATTTGCTAATACTCAAGTTGGAACGGGGTCTGCTACGTATGAAGCAGATAGACGTTGGGTTAAACTCAGTGTTGCAGGTGATGCCTCTGGCGGAGCAGACAACGATTTAACAACAAACACTTCTCACTTATATCACCCAGTAACCTATGGATCAACAAACCTTCTTGTAATGGGCACACGGTTGCCTGATGCTGGTGTTGCGGGTCTTGTTAGGAACTGGGGTTCATTTGATGCAACAGATGGATTTATGTTTCGTTTGGTCGGAACATCACTAGGGGTTGTTCATCGACACACTTTCAATGCAAATTATGTTAGTGCCAATAAAACAGAAAACTTTATTGCTCAGGCAGATTGGAATAGAGACACGCTTCTGGGTACAGGCGGAACCACAAACAAATCAGGTGTTACATTAGATGTAACCAAAGCAAACGCATACTGGATCGACTTTCAACAGTTGGGCGGGGGTACGATTCGCTGGGGTATTTTTGCTGGTGGTGAACGAATTATTTGTCACGAAATGGACATGGGTAATGGTGGTCCTGCTGGCACTTGGGTTACTAATGCGGTAGCAAATAGTGCAAGACCTATCTGTTGGGCAATGAAACGCATTGACATTACACAAGATCCAGGTGGTCCAGAAAGATCTTTTTATTCTTTGGGTGCTACGGTATGGACGGATGCAGATGTAGAACCAATTCAAGAATACGGAAAACCAGGAAATTTTGACGCAGTGTTTGCAATTGATGAAAACACCACGCAAAGAGGTGTTCCTTATACTCAAGGGGCATACTATCTAACTTCTTTAAAACCATCTGTTAGTTATCCTAACGGACAAGACAATCATACCATATACACTCCTAAAAAATTGGATGTCAATTGTTTCAATCAAGATGGATCACGCCCAGACGGGGAAATTAGAGTATTCTTACAGTGTATACTGCGTGGTGAAAACTTCAATACACCATCGTATAGTACATTGGAATACGATGGGCAGAATGCGTCTTCATCTGTTACTGGTGGTGTTCGATCTATATACAATCAAAAAGGAAATCACGTAGGACACGGTCCTGAGATTTTCAGAGTGCCCATAAGTCAAGGTGTTGGTCAGTTGGACATGGGCGATATCTTTGACAATATTCAATACGGTGCTGTTCGACCTAATGCTGAAGCATTTGTTGCTTTTAGATCACAACCGCTTGCGAATATCAATGCACAAGATGATCACAATGCCGTGGGTTCATTAGTAGGTTCTACTTTCGGTGCTGGTAAAGTAAGTATTCAAGTTGGCACTAATCCACTTAATGGCGGCAACGTTCACTTCTTCGAGGATCGTGCGCCCATTACTATTACAGGAGTTTCAGGACTAACTACTGGACCAGAAACATTAACAGGCACGTATTATCTTTCGTTCATCGACGGTAACGAAGCATTCTTGTATGATAGTGCCGCAGGTGGTTTGACGACACTAGAAGACGATAGAGATTGTCGTGTGATTAACTTTACACCATCAACTGTTCCTCTTGGCATTTCTGAAGATGATTCGTGTTCAGTTGCTGGTATAGGTAGTGCATATGTATTAGACTATGATTCTGATGCCGGTAACATATATCTACACGGAAGAACTGTTGCGGCGCTCGATGATACTGTTGCGGGCGGAACGGCATTCACCGTAGCATCTGCGACGAATACCAGTCTGCTTGCTACCACGTTAATAGCAATCAACAAAACCGGTGTTAGTAATTATCCCAAAGACTACAAGACAACATTAGGCGCAGTTAATTCTTCTGGGTGGTCGCAACCAACACTTGATGTTGCATCTATCGGAAACATTAGGGGTCTTGCGCCGAAATCACCTGTTTGGACATTCATGTATAATCCTATTGGTGGCGACGATCTTGGGTTACAACCTGGTGGAGCATCTGGTCCAGAAAGAACCTTCGTTACATTCAATCTCACTTGGAAAGAATTAAGTCAGTAATGCCTAGTTTAATATTCAACTATGGTTCTTGGTGGAACTGGGAGACTGCCGCAGCAGGTGGTTATCCTAATCAAAAAGTTGCGTTTGATGGACGTAATAAAATCATCTATGTTAATGAGGGTGTCACTGACCTCGACGTAAAAATTGACATCTATTCAGCGTGGAAAGAGTGGACTTTGTTTTCTCCTGAGTATCCTGTCGCAATTGGTTGGAAAGAAGCAATCAGTGCAATTGGTGGTGAACCACTGAACGATACACTGAACGTTGGTAGTACATTCTTCTTAGAGAATAACTGGAGAATACAACCGTTTGCGTCTAAAGATCCATATGTTTTGACTGTGAATGGTAACATTTATACGCGAGAGGCGGGAGGTAATCCGTTCTTGTTTGCAGAAGGTGTCTCGGTAAACCTGACACGTTCTAATTTGGTCGATCAGTTAGTAGCAAATGCTACAGTAACAGAAGCAGATTATCTTGCAATAGCGCAGAAAGTTTGGGAATATTCTACTTTAGTATCTACGGGCGGAAATACTTACGGAACATTAACCAAAGGTATTGATAGCGATCAAACTATTATTTCGACCAAGGTCGATAAAACTTTAACGACCGGAGAATATTTGGCGTTTCAAAAATGATTTATGAAATCCGCGAGAGAGGCGGTCTTGGTGATGTTGTAAAATGGACTGCATATTTTAAAAAATTTTCTACAGAAAAAGATACGTTTCAATATCTTTTAAAAAGTCACGGCGGCGGACCTGCTTGTTGGGAACGTTTTAAATTATGTTTTGAACTTTTCGATATAAAATCTGAGTTAAGATCAGTCGATTTTGATTCATATTATCACCCCGATCGCATTTTTAATATGGGTAATCCAGAGTATGCCTCATATGATAATCCAGTATATTATGAAGGTATAAATGAAAAATATTTATGGAATCCTACTAAAAATTATGTAGGAGTTTATTTAAACAACGATAGAGATGGGTGGAGAGTAAGAAAACAAAATTTTGAAGACTCTGGCAAATCTGGATATGATGAGGATATGAAAAAGTGGAATTTTTATAAACTTCTGCCGCAGAAAACTCAAGAAGACATATTAGATTTACTTGTTGAGCATAACATAAATTATTCTATATTAGGTTTACCACATAGAGATTTTTATTCTTCTTTAAAAGTAATGAGAAACTCGGCGTTTTGCATAGGTATAGAAGGCGGGTGGGCGCATATGGCGCATGCATTAAAAGTTCCGTATATCTGTTTGTTAGACGGACCATTGGATATTGCGAATATGGCGCATCCGTTTAACCCATATATACAGTATGTTAGAACAAAACATTTACATAAGTTTTTTGAAAGTGAATTAATTAGTAAGTATTTAAATTTAGAAATATACAAAGGAGTATAAAATGCCTGATAATGATGTAGACGCAGCAACAATTACTATTCCAGATTTGTTATCTGCGATAAAAGATGATAATTTTACTTTAGCAGGTAATCAATTTAATGATTTGGTTAATGACAAATTACAAAATAGTTTAAATCAAAATAGAATTAGACTAGCGAGTCAAATTTTTAATGGAGAAGGTCTTCCTGTAGATAACGAAGAAGAAATCGAAGATGAAGAACTTGAACTAGAATTAGAAGATGAAGAACTTGAAGACGAAGAGTTTGATGCAGACGAAGAGTTTGATGAAGACGAAGTTGAAAATTAAATTTTTATAAATATTCCTACTAATAATGAATGTTTTAACAGAAGATAAAACTAAAATATCTAGAGATTGGGGAGTTCAAGCATACCTCGATCAACTGTCTCACGATTATCAGTTGTACTTGAGTAAGTTAGCAGATACTGGATTCGATATAAAAAAACATTCTTATAGTTTGCAATATTGTAGATCTGAAGTATATAGAGCACATTTAAATTTATGTAATGATATAGCGACTGGAGTATGTGAAGACAATAAAAAATATTTAAATATTGGATGCGGAGGAGGGTTTTTAGAAAAAATTTTTCTTGACAGAGGTAAAGAAGAAAATATTATCGGAGTTGATTGGAACTACACTGATTTGTTTTTTCAACCAATAAGGAACGGATTTAAAGTTGCAGAAATGACGTCTTTTCAAGTTAACAATTTGGTAACTTCTAAAAGATACAAGATACATAATAAATATTCTGGTAATACTTTAATGCATAAAGATTTTGATGCTATAATATTAATTAGGTTTAATGCTTTTTGGGACACTAAAGTAAGAAATTTTGATTCATCAAAACAGTTTGAATACATAAAATTTTTTTTACGCTCTGTTAAAAAATATTCTAACAAACTTATTTGGATAACACAAACTGATTCTTTTGTTCATTTTGATAAACTGACTAGAAATTATTTAGATAGTATAGTGGTAGAACATAATGATCATATAATGGATCATAAATCAGCAACGTTAGTTTTAGATTTAGAAAAAGTAGTAATATGAAAACTTTTTTAGAAATAAGAAAAATTAAAACAATTCCAAATGGAATTAAAGTTATGTCTAAAAAAATAAACAGACATATGGTTTCCGTTTATAAAAACGACAAAGGTTTTACAGTATATGTAGACGGCGACAAACTAGACACATATAAAAATAAAAGAGATGCAGAAAAAACTGCAACACAATTCGCTAAGGAATTTTAATGAAACTTATAGCTGAATACGTAGAACAAGATATCGGCGTTATCGTTGAGAAAAAAGAAAACGGCGAAAAATCTTATATGATCGAAGGCGTATTCGCGCAAGCAGAACAAAAAAATAGAAATGGACGTATTTACCCTAGACCTATTATGGAAAAAGCGGTAGGTAAATATGTTCAAGATCAGGTTTCACAGAAAAGAGCTGTCGGAGAATTAAATCATCCTGACGGACCAACTGTAAACTTAGATAAAGTTTCACACCTCATTACCGACCTTCAATGGGAAGGCAATGATGTGATTGGAAAGGCATCTATTCTTGATACTCCTAATGGAAAGATTGTTAAAGGTCTTCTTGATGGCGGGGTCAAACTGGGTGTTTCAACTCGTGGTATGGGTAGTCTTGAGAGTAAAAACGGCACGATGTATGTGAAAGATGATTTCATTCTTAACACTGTTGACATCGTACAAGATCCATCAGCACCAGCAGCTTTCGTTAATGGAATTATGGAAGGTGTAGAATGGGTTTGGGATAATGGCGTTATACAACCTCAAGTAATTGAAGAAATGGAGACTGAAATTAGAACCGCTCCGAAAAAGCATCTCTACGAGACGCAGGTTCGTGAGTTTAAAAATTTCCTCTCGTTACTCAAATCAAACTAAAGGAGTAATACAATATGTCGAAAGATATTAACGTTGAACTTCCTATTGATGACGAATCATTAGAGGAAGATAAAGCTCAACAAATGCCTGTCGGGACTGAGGCTGACTCAGTTAAGTCCGTAGACAAAGCTGAGGATGGCGTAAAGAAGCAAGCATCCGCTCGTAAGGGCGACAAGTTGTCTGCTAAAGACGAACCATCTGGTAAGCCGTCACCTAAGACGAAAGCAGGAATTATCAATGCTATGTTCACTAAGATGAACGGAATGAAAACTGCAGAACTTGGAAAAATGTATTCTTCGTATCACGAAGATGTAGATTTAGAAGAGCTCGAAGAAATCGAAGAAACTTCTTACGATTTCGATGCAGACCTCAAAGCATTGGTTGAATCAGAAGCAACTCTTTCTGATGAATTCAAAGCAAAAACTGCAATCATCTTTGAAACTGCTATTAAATCCAAAATTGCGGGGGAAGTTTCCCGTTTGGAAGATGAGTATCAACAAAAACTTGACGAAGAACTTTCTGCTCAGTCAGAAGAACTCATCGAGAAAGTTGATAACTACCTCAACTATGTTGTTGAAACTTGGATGGAAGAGAATAAACTCGCTGTGGAGACTGGTCTTCGCACTGAGATCGCTGAAGGTTTTATGAACTCGTTGAAAGACTTGTTCGTTGAATCTTACATCGATGTTCCCGAATCTAAAGTCGACCTAGTTGACGAACTTGCTGCATCAGTCGAAGAGTTGGAAGAAAAACTCAACGATCAGACTGGTTCAGTAATCGAAATGACTCAAATGTTGGAAGCATATCAGCGCGAATCAATCGTTCGCGAGCATTCACGCGATCTTGCTGACACTCAAGTAGAAAAATTAATGTCATTAGTTTCTTCTCTTGATTTTGAAGACGAAGAGTCTTTTACTCATAAAGTAATGACTGTTAAAGAGTCTTACTTTAAAAACGAGGAAGTGTCTTCTGATCAAGAAGAAATTTCTGAAGATTTAGATGCCGATCAAGTTATTCAAACTTCTACTTTGATGGATCAGTATCTAGCAACGATTAGAAAAACTCAAAAATAGGAGTATATAAATGCAAATTTCATACGACAAATTAGTCGAGAAGTGGGCACCTGTACTTAACGAAGAAAGCGCTGGAGCAATCCAGGACTCTCATCGTCGTGCAGTAACCGCAGCTGTTCTCGAAAACCAAGAGCGTGCTTTCGCTGAAGAGCGTGGCATGCTTTCTGAAATCTCTAACGGTAATGCTTTTGCTAACACTGCCGCTGGCGCTAACTCAGTAACTGGCGGTGTTGGTTCTGATGGTGCTGGTTGGGATCCTGTACTTATCGCTCTCGTTCGTCGCGCAATGCCTAACTTGATGGCATACGACGTTTGTGGCGTACAACCTATGACTGGTCCTACTGGCCTGATCTTCGCTATGAAGTCAGTTCATAAGTCTACTCGTGGTGGCGCTACTACTGATACAGAAGCGTTGTTCGTTGAACCTCATGTACCGTTCTCAGGCGACTCATCATTAAGCATGGATTCGCTCAATGCTGCTGGTAACCGTGGACCTTCTGGTCTTGCTGGTACTTTGGACGGCGACGCTGACGGAACAATCATTGACTCACAGGGTCAACATGTTCCTGGCGGTCTTTCTGGTGGCACTGCTTCAGCAGGTATGCCAACGCAAGACGCGGAATCTTTGGGTACTGACGTTGGTTCAGCGTTTGGAGAAATGGGTTTCACGATCGAGAAAGCAACCGTAACGGCTCGCTCTCGTGCGCTGAAAGCAGAATACACCTTAGAATTGGCACAAGACTTGAAAGCGATTCATGGTCTTGACGCTGAAACTGAGTTGGCAAACATTCTGTCTACAGAAATCCTCGCTGAAATCAACCGTGAGGTTATTCGTACTATCAATGCTCAAGCGAAAATTGGCGCTCTTCAAGGCAACGTGGGTACCAAAGGTATCTTTGATCTGTCTACTGACGCTGATGGTCGTTGGTCAGTTGAGAAGTTCAAAGGTCTGATGGTTCAGATCGAGCGTGAGCAAAACGTAATCGCTAAAGAAACTCGTCGTGGTAAGGGTAACGTGGTCATCTGTTCTTCAGATGTTGCTACTGCTCTTAACGCTGCTGGTATGCTCGATTACACTCCTGCTCTTGCTGCTAACTTAGCAGTAGACGATACGGGCAACACCTTTGCAGGTGTATTGAACGGTCGTACTCGCGTATACATCGACCCCTATGCGGTTCGTGACTACGTAACTGTAGGTTATAAAGGTACTAACCCCTATGATGCTGGTGTGTTCTACTGCCCTTACGTCCCTCTCCAGATGGTACGTGCGGTTGGTGAGAATGATTTCCAACCTCGCATCGGGTTTAAGACTCGTTATGGAATGGCGTCTAACCCATTCGTAGGTGCTGCACCTGCTAACGGTCTTGCTGCAAATCGTACTAACCAGTACTATCGTATCTTCGCTGTTGACGGGATCCTCGACAACGGTTTATAAGATATAGAATAAAAACAATAAAATGTTTTAGGGCACCTACGGGTGCCCTTTTTTTAATATAAATAAAAGTATGGCAGAACAAGTAGACAATATAAATTACTTACAACCGAATGGTTTTAAAGTAACTATTTCCCGCGAGAACTATGCTGCGGCGCAATATTTTGCGCAATCTATCTCACATCCTAATGTCGACGCACAGGCAGCAGAGACTCCTTATAAAAGAATTAATGTTCCGATGCTTCCAGACAAATTAGACTATGGTACGCTTACTATAGATTTTCTAATGAACGAAGACATGCAAAATTATATCGAGATTTATAATTGGTTAACAAGAATGGTGGAAGAAGAACATAATATGGGTTCAGTACGTTTCAATAGAAACAGTACTGTTGGCGGTTCAGGTCCAGACAACTCTGCTATAACATCATACAATGATATCGTGATTGACATATTAACTAGTCAAAATAATATTAACAAATCAATCAATTTGGATGAATATA